GAGAGCAAGCAAGCAAGAACCGCATCGCATGATCACATTCAACAATATCGTCTCCAAGTTTCAGGAGTTCTGCGACGACCACTTCTTCATCAAGACGTTCTCGTATGGCTCGCCCTCGGACGTGGACCTGGAGAAGTTCGAGCAGTACCCGCTTCTTCACTTGGTGTACACGGGTGGGGACTACAACTCACCAAAGGCCAAGACCTACAACCTCGAAGTCTACATCTTGTCCCTGCCTCCCTCGAAGGCCGACAAGGTGGAATACCAAAAGGAGAACATCTCCAACGCCGAGCAGGTGGCCGAGGACATCTTGGCCGACATCCAGAACGGAGGAAACATCTTCCAATTTGGGTTCCACTACGACCTCGTCAACGCCTCGGTGACACCTTTGGAGGAGTCGCAGAGCAACGCCCTTGCCGGGTGCTTGCTTGACATCGCTATCTCGGTCCCCTACACCTACGACTCGTGCAACGCTCCCTTGACAGGCGTTGAACCAGAGGGAAGCGATACGCCCGCATTCAAGGCGCGGGGCCTTCTCCGGGTGCGTGAACTGGACGGATCGCCCGACGTGTTGAGCGTGGCCACCATCAACGTCCCCAATGGCAGTTTGACCGACGACGGGAACGGGGAAATTACGTTGACCTTTGGAGGTGGAGGTGACGCAGACACCGCCGAGAAAGTACACTTCCCCGTGAGGAATGACGAAGGCGCCACCATCGCCGCAGGAACTCCGTTGTATTCGCGTGGCGAAATCGGAGGCAGTGAGCGCATCTTGGTTGGCATCGCCGATGCAAGCGACCCGGCAAAGATGCCCTCTATCGGCATCGCAGAAACCGAGCTCACAACCACCGGAAGCGGCAAGGACGGGTTCTCCATCATGACGGGAACGTACAACACCAACCTCTCAGGGTTCACAGGACTCGAAGAGAACGACGTTCTCTACGTGGATGCAGGGGGCGGCTTGACCAAAGACAAACCCACGGGCACGAACCTAATTCAAAACGTGGGCATTGTGCTCAAGACCAACGGCACCATTTGCCAAGGTCTCAAGGTGTCGTGCATCGGCCGGGCAAACGACGTGCCCAACCTTCCCGACGGAAAGTTCTTCATCGGCTCGGCTACGAACACCACGGAGAGCGCGTATGGCCTACCTACGACCGCACCCAACAATGGGGAAACTCTCGTCTACAACGACGTCACGGACGACTTTGAAGCGGGCTACCCTACCTCCTCCGGGCAGGTGTCGACGCTCAGTCTTTCTACGACCAATTCAGGTTCAACGAGTGACCCAACCATAAGCCTAAGGTGGGGCCGGGTCTCTGACGGTAGTTTGACTTTCACGCCTACCATGAGAGCGGGGTTGGTCATGGGTGTTGCAATTGAAGCAAACGCCGCGCCCATCACTTCTCTACCCGTTACACCGGGCTCAACGGTCTCCCTCGACTTCTCGATTGAATGTAGCGCACCCATTGGGACGCTGGCTACGGTATTTATGGCAAGTAAGGTGGGATGGTTTGCCTACTTCACCAACGTTGGAAGTGTCATAACGGCAGACGGAACCTATAACACCATCTCCATCGTAGAAGAAGACGTTGTCGTGGAAAACGTGGCGCTGGCTAATGCGTTCCAATTCAACCTCGCAGTACTTGCAGGAGGCCCGGTCTCATATCGAAACGCTCAATGCACAATCACAGTTAACCATGCCTGAACAATTCGAATGGACCGACGCAGAGAAGGCGTCAACGACAGGAAAGGAACAGCTCGCCATGTTCGAGCGGCTCGTCGACTTCGTCAACGCTCGACTCGCGGAAATCAAAGCCCTACAAACCGACATGACCGACGTCAAGACCGACGTGGACCAAATCAAAAACGACACACCTAAAACCTCCAAATAATGGAATTTTTCACAGAACACTGGGCAGAAATCGCCCTCGCCGTTATCGCCCTCGCTGGTACTATCACCGGCCTCACCGAATCGACTGAAGACGACAAGATCGTGGACGTCCTCCGCCGCATCGTGAACGCCATCGTATTCGGCAAGAGCAAGTGAAGACCGACGACTTCGACAAGGTGCTCAAGGAGTTTGCCGAAGAGGTAAACCTTGCAGCCAAGCGAACTCTCGGCTCCCGTAAGATTGGCAAGAACCGGTCTTATGGTGTCGCGTCGCGCTCCTTGCAGAAGTCGCTCGAATACAAAATAGGAGACGGCAAGGTGGAGTTCGGTTCGCCACTCCCCTATGCCGCCTTCATCCATTGGGGCGTGAACGGAACCAGACGGAACCGCAACGCCCCCTTCTCATACAAGAACGAAACCAAGCTCCCCGTTCCCGCCATCAAAGAATGGATGCGGGCAAAAGGCATCAAGCCCCGCGACAAGAGCGGCAAGTTCATTGCCAAGGTTGGGCCAAGGGGTGGCGACCGTGTGGCCAGCGCCGCGTACATGATTGCGCGAAGCATCAAGCGAAACGGAATCCACGGCCTCAAATACTACTCCGTGGCCCTCGAAAGCATCGTGCCACAATTCACCGACAAGATGGGCGAAGCCCTTGTCAAAGACCTCCTCTCCTCCCTCTCCTTCAAGACGGGAAACATCACCGTGAAACTCAAATAAAATGGCCGCAAGAATCTTTGACGACCCCGGCTTTGACGTCAGACCCGCAGGGCAGCCGCTCATTTTCTCCATTGACGACACGAGCACTACGCCGGATAGGTACGTGGTAATCGTCAAACGTTCCAACGTGTACACCGGTGGCACGCCCGTTCAAGTGGCCAAATTCTACCTCACGCCCAACACGGAAGGGGTGGCCTTCTTTGACCTCTCACCCATTGCCGAGAGTATCTTGGAATACCCTTTGAAGGCGGGAAGTACCGTTGTCCACAAGACGGCGACTTTGGCCGACGCAATGGACGGCCTCACCATGCAGCGGTTTCAAGTGCAGGTCGCACGATACAACAACGGCACCGAAGGCAGCGTGGACGACACCGAGGAGGTAATTGTGACCAACGGCACGCAACAAATAGCCGACGGCCTCCATCCCAGTTTCAACGACTACCTATGGGGCAACGCCGTTGGGTTCTTGACTGAACGCCCCGTGGTCTCGAACGTCATCACACACCGCGCCCGCCGTGACGAAGAGTTGGTGGTGAGCTTCATCGACGGTGACGACATCGGAGAGGCAAGGACCGGATCGTACGTTTTGCGAGGAACCTTTGTACCTTATTCGGGCTCGTCTTATAATGGCACCGTAGGTCTTATGGCTACCGGAACCGACGTGACGGAGATGCTCCTGCAAATCCCCGTCGGAGGACCTAATCTGGAGGCCCAGTATTTAAGCGTCCCCTTCACGTTGGAAGAGACGGACTACATCGACTTCTACTTGTACCGAACCGACGCCCCAGTGGGACAAGTCGGCAACGCCTACCGCGTGGTCTTTGACGACACGAGAGGGTGCCGCAACACGGCGACACAGGTAGCTTGGTTGAACACCAAGGGCGGGTGGGAATACCTCCGTTTCGACTCACGAGCGCCCAAACAAATCAGCGTCGAAGGCAAGACCTACCGCAAGACCATTGGCACATACGGCGAGGCGACGTTCTCCTTTGATCCCGCCGGCAGTCAGTACGACACCTTCGCCAAAACAGGCAAGGAGCAATACACCCTCCAAGAGAACTTCTTTGACGTGAATGAACGCGCCCTCTTGGACTCTCTGATGAAGTCTCGCCTCGTGCAAATTAGACGCATGGACGAGGACGTATGGAAGCCCGTCACCGTCAAGACCAACTCCCTCACCATTCAGCCCGCCGGGTCGCAGTTCTATAACGTGTCCCTCACGGTTGAAATCGCCCAAGACATCCGATGCTGAGACTCGTCATAAACAACAAGGACGTCGAACTCTACGAGAACGCACCCGTCAATCTCAAGTTCCAGTTCTCCGACGTCGAGAAAATCAACAACCCGTTGGCGAGCTACTCGCAGTCCTTCCGGGTTCCGTTGACTCAAAACAACGTCGACATCTTCGGCCACCTCGATCAGGTGACGGAGGTGGGAGGGTTGGACTTGCGGCAGCGTTTGTCGGCTCAACTCTTGTCCGACACATACCCCATCCTTGACGGCTTCGTGCAAGTGAAGGCCGTCTACCTCACCAAGGAGATATACCCGGAGGTGGAGTTGGTTTTCTTTAGTAGCGCCGTGGACTTCAAAAGCGAGCTCGAAGGGTTGTATCTCTCTGACCTCAATTTGAGTTCCTACGACCACGACTTGACCTACGCCAACGTCGCGTTGGGTTGGGCAGAGATAACGGACGACTATCGCTATGGCATCGTCGACACGGGGCAGAACTGGACGGCGGAGACCTTCGGCACCGAAGACAACCCCATCCTCTTGCCCCAGTTGACCTTGTTCATGAATGCCAAGGTTCTCCTCGACAAGATATTCAGCGAGGCCGGGTTGACCTACGAAAGCACCTACCTCGAAGGAACCGACTTTGAGCAACAGTACGTCATGTTCGCCAACGGGCAAACCGTGGTCGAATCAAACGACGACTTCAACGAGGACGCCCGCACGACCCTCGCAAGTGACCAAACCATCTCGGCCAACTCCACCGCTATCGTGGACCTCGTGGATAACGGGAACAACTGCTACGACCAAGGGAGCAACTGGAACAACTCGACGCACAAATACACCGTCGGAGAGAGCGGCCTATATAACGTGAACTTGACCTACTCCGTGCGAACCAATGGCACGCCGGGAAACCGTCAATTCAAGGTCCGCGTCGTAGTCGACCCAATTAGCGGAGGGGCCAACTACAACCTTGTAGAAAGAACTACATCAAATCAAGGTGCCGCGATCAACCAACAACTCACCACCCTCACCGAAGGCGGCGCCGTGGTTTTGGTGGCTGGCGACGTCCTCTACGTCGAGGTCGAGAACGATTCGACAAGCTCAACGTTGAGCGTGGGAGGCACCAACTACTTCGCCGGAGGAGGCGAGCGCACATCCCTCGAGGTTGTGGCCGAATCTTCTTTGGGAGGGTACGAGGTCAACGTAGCTGCAAGCGCCCCGAAGATGCTGCAATTCGACTACATCACCTCTTTGCAGAAACTCTACAACCTCGTCTTTATCCCTGACGCGCTTAAGCCCGGACACTTCCACGTCGAGACGTTTGAGAACTATATGTCTTCCGGCGACACGAAAGACTGGACCTCGAAGGTAGACTATGGCAAAGACGTTGTCATCAAACCGACCACGGACCTCCAAGCGGCTCAATATCGTTGGACGTATTCACCCGGCAAGGACTTTGTGACAAAGACCGTGGAGGACTCTTTAGGCCGCGTCTACGGTGAATATGAGGTGACGGACACGGGCAACGAGTTTGCAACGGGGGTCAATGAAGTGAAGACCAAGTTCGCCCCCTATCTTATGAGCTTGGTTCCGGGAACTTCTACGCCCATTCTTCGTCTGATCACAGGCGACGGCCAACCCGTCAAAGACCCAGCGCCACGAATTGCATATTGGGGCGGGTTTAGTACGGACTTTGGTTCGTTCACAATCAAAGAGGAAGACGGCACCGACACGGACATCTCGGCCTTTCCTACGTTGACCAATTACTCCGTCGCCCAACCTGACCCCGGAGACAATGACCTCAACTACGGAATGGAACCCGCGATGTACCCTATCGTGGCCCAACCCGCTCACACCTTGTACTTCCGATTCTGGGCCACCTACGTTTTGGAACTCTACTCAACCGAGGCTCGCGTTTTGTCGTGCAACATGAACCTCACCGAGGCCGACTTGCAAAGCTGGAGCTTCAACGACAAAATCTATATCAAAGACACCTACTACCGCATTCTCTCGATAAGCTACGACGCGAACGCACCGGGCACGGCACAGGTCGAACTCATCCGCAAGTTGGACGACATCGAGGTGTGCGCCGATACGCCCACGGGCCTCTTGCCAAACTCCGACATCGTCACGTTCAACAACTCGTCCATTGACTACGGCTCGGAGGCGTGCTGCGTTTTGTACGGCTACGACTGGCGAACCAATCGAGTCACAGGGGACCAACGTTGCCATGTGAACACCCAACAACTTAACATCTGATGAAAGACCCCCAGCATATCACCTCGGCCATCATGCTCCTACAAATGGAGAAGGTGAGGAAGCCCCTTCCGTGGTGGCTCGTCCCTCTTGACTACTTCCTCGCTGGCGCGTACCTGATCGCGTTTGCCGGGGTCTGTGTTGCACTCCTTTACCTCGTGGTGTCATGGCTATAAGCAAACAGCAAATCATCCTCGAAATTGACGCGGACACAGGCGAGGTACTAAAGGCAACCAGCGACCTTCAGAAAAACATGGAGGGTGTGGCGGACGCTGCGAACGATGCAGCCGAGGCGACGGAGAGTATAGGCACGGCGGGAGCCGACGCGGGAGGCAAACTCAAGAAAGCGGGTCAAACGGGCACCTCGGCATTCAAGGGCTTGGGTGCTGCAATCAAGGCAACTGGAATCGGTTTGCTTGTGGCATTGTTGGCCAAGCTCGTCGTTGCGTTCACCGAGAACAAGAAGGTCGCCGATGCGCTGGGTGTGGCTACCGCTGCGCTCGGTGTCATATTCAACGACCTCATCGAGTTCGGGCAGTTGGTCGGGGAGAAGTTGTTTGAGGCATTCAGCAATCCGAAACAAGCCATTCTCGACTTCAAAGACCTCATCGTCGAAAACATCGTCAACCGGTTCGAGGGTCTCTTAGAACTTGTGCCCCGACTCGGTGAGGCCATTGGTCTACTTTTCAAGGGTGAGTTTGGTGCAGCGGGCAAGGTCGCAGCGGATGCGGTCGCACAAGTGGCCCTCGGAGTTACCGACTTCACCGACAAGATAACCGAGGCAACGGTGGCCGTCGTGGAGTATGCCACCGAAACGGCAACGGCAGTCAAATCAGCGACCGCCCTTGAGCGTCAGTTGCAAGCGTTGAGGGATGCCGAGAGGGACTTGGCCGTGACTACCGCACAAAGTACGGCACAGGTAGAGGAACTCAAGCGACAACGTGACGACGAACGCTTGTCCATTGAAGAACGCATTGCAGCGGCGGAAGAAGCGGCAGCAATCGACCAAGCCATCGCCGACGAGAACGTGCGAATACAAGAGCAAAAAGCCGCACTCTTGAGGCGAGAACTTGAACTTCAAGGGGAAACCGAGGAAAGGTTGCAAGCGGTCGCGGATGCCGAAATTGCTGCCGCCGATGCAAAAGCAGCAAGTGCCGCCGTACAAACCGAACTCCAAACATCCCTCTTTGCCCTTAACGAAGAGGCAAGGGCGCAGCAAGAAGAACAAGCGGCCCTCGAAGCCGAGGAAGCACAGGCCGCGCTCGATGCTTTCCTTGATCGCCTACAAAAGGAGAAGGAAGCAAAAGACAAGGCGGCAGCAGAGGACAAAGCACGCAGAGACCAAGAGACCGCCAACGAGCTGGCAGCGGCTCAACAACGTGTGGCCATCGCGCAAGGCACATTGGGAGCATTGCAGGGCTTGACAAGTGCGTTTGCCAAAGACACCGAGAAGTCACAAAAAAAGGCCTTCAAAATCAACAAGGCGCTACAAATCGCACAGGCAACCATTCAAACGTACCAAAGTGCGACGGCGGCCTACGCAAGCCAACTGACCATCCCCACCCCGGACGCTCCGATTCGCGCAAGCATCGCGGCAGGTGCGGCCATTGCGTCGGGCTTGGCTCAAATTGCCGTCATCTCCAAAACCAAGTTTCAGGGTGGAGGAGGCACCCCCTCCGCGCCCTCGGCATCGACGGGTGGACTTGGTGGTGTCAGCACACCGACCGGAGCGGGAGGCGGAACACAACCCCCACAACTCGACCTCGGATTCTTGGGCGAAGGCGCAGGACAAGAGGGACCGATACAAGCGTATGTCGTCTCCGAGAACGTCAGCAACGCCCAGCAAGCAAATCAGAAAATCCAAGAACAAGCATCACTATGAGAATCGTAGAACTCATCATCGACGAAGACGCGGAGTTGT